CGACGCGTCATCATCACCTCTGTCGGTAATGATTCCGGGATCAACTGGACGATTACCGGCACCGCACGCGATCCTGGAAATCCGTCGAACTCTGTTGTCGCCACAGAGGTTCTTGCTGGGGCCGGGGCCGGGGCGACGGTGCAAAGCCTGACCGATTTTCTGACGGTGACCAAGATTTCGAGCTCTGGCGCCACGGCTGGCAACGTCACGGCCGGCACTAATGGAACCGCATCTGCCCCCGCCGTTCCTATGGACAGCTACATGCCGTTGTTCGAAGTATCCGCTGTCGGCTACATCACGTCAGGGACACCAACCTATCAGTTGGAGGTCACCTATGATGATCTCTACGGAACATGGTTGCAGCCCGGACAGAGCGTCGTCTGGTTGCCGTGGGAAGACATGATTGGAAAGACCGGGACGGCGAAGACAATCATCTCGGAAAGCCGTGGCGTTGCCCCTGTTCGTGGTGCGAGGTGGACGCTTACCGCTGTTGGTGGCATCCGAGGCACGATGTTGCAGCAAGGCGCCGTCAGCTAAGGAGGGCTGCCGTGGTAAAATATCTCAAGGAAGGCGAGGACTTCTCGCCCCGGCATTTCAAGCTATCCAAGTCATCCGGGACCACCAAGATCGCTCAAGGTGCCCCGGTGAAAATGGCTGGCGGCGGTGCGTTAAAAAATCTGCTTTTCGGCATGGGGCCGGAAGGTATTGGCCCCGCCGTGAAATTGGCCTCTGTATTTGCCGCCAAAAAGGGTGGCGCCGTTAAGGCGGAAGCCAACGGCGGGTTTATTAAGGGGGCCATCAAGCACCCTGGCCGCATCAAGAACATGGCTGCGCGGGAAGGCATCTCAACTGCCGCGGCGGCCTCCAAAGCCAGCCACAGCACAGACCCGTCGCTTCGTGCTGCTGGAAATCTGGCAAAACGCTTCATCAGTGGCGACCTCTCGAAAAAAGGAAAGGGCTAAGCCCATGGGCAAGCACATCGTACACATTCCCCCTGGTGGGGACTTTTTCGACGGCGGCGCCAAGCAAACCGCTGCGATGAAAAATTTCGGCTTCAAGGGGTCTCTTCAGAAGCCAAGCTCTGCTCCGATGCAGAAAGCCGCGGGCGGCCGCGTTGATCCCGATATTGCCCAGGATAAAGCGATGATCAAGAAGGGCATACGCCAGCACGAAACCCAGGAGCACGGCGGCAGGCATGCCGATATCGAACTCCGCCGTGGTGGCGCGATGCCAAAAGGGATCGGAGCGCTGCGCTCAGCCCTGAAGGCAAAGTCGCCAAAGCGTGCAATGCGGAAACCATCGATGATGCCTGCCGCTCCAATGGCTTCTGACGCCCCTCCGGCGCCAGATTTCAGCGACAACGGCGTCCCGCCAGGGCTCACCGCAATGCGCAGAGGTGGCAAGGTCTGCCGTTGATGTGCTAAGTTCCCGAGAGTTTTCCACTGAGTTGGCGCCTGACCGCTGGCTGGTAGTTCCAAAGAGGAGCCCGGTCATGCGCCGATTTCTGATATTCCTGATGCTCTGCGTTGCCGGGTTATCCGGCCATGCCGCTGCCCAATCCGTACAGTCCTTCACCCCGAACGGTGGGCCGGTATCTCTTTCTGTATCCAATTCGTCGTCACGAGTCGCGCTGCCGACATCTGGGCCAACGGCTCTCATCGTGAACACCGGGGCTAACACGGCCTATCTGGCATTCGGCAGTTCGTCGGTTACGGCTGCGACGACGGGAATCCTGCTCAGCCCAGGATGCTCGACGGCCTTTAATGTCAATGGTCAGACATACATCGCAGCAATTACTGCCTCATCCACGACTACCCTTTCGGTCACGTCTGGCTCTGGTCTTCCTACGTTGCCGAACAGCGGGTGCGGGGCTCCCCCGCAAGATGCCAGCGGCGCATCCATTGTGAAGCAGTTCGCCCCATCTTCATCTCAGTGGCAGTACACTGGGTCGCTGTCATCGAATGCCCAGACTGCCGTTCATGCCTCCTGTGGCGCCGGGCTGAAAAACTACATCACCAATCTGGATTGGTCCGGTGTCGCGACCACCGTAGCCGTTACGCTCACCTTGCAAGATGGATCGACAGGCATTTGGGCGGATAACATTCCGGCTGGTGCTATCGGTCGAGCCTACAACTGGTCGATACCAAAGCAGGGTTCTGCTGCCACTGCGGCAAACATTCAACTCAGCGGGTCTCCAACTGGCGCCGTCACCGTAAACGTAAGCGGTTATTGCGCGCCGTAACTGCGGAGAACTGCTAGATGCCGACATCAGGCACCGTCGCTCAGACCAGATACACGGTTCAGCAAACTATAGATCACGCCTTTCGGAGGGCGACGGGTCTCAGCGCGTCCAGGCTTGGCGGTGAAGGTCAAGTCATCGCGCGTGAAACGCTGTTCACGCTGCTTTCCGAGCTCGTCAATGTGGCGTGGCCGTTATGGACTCAGGAGTTTGATATTCTCAGCGTCAGAACGGGATCGACGGATGTCGCCACCCCTGACGGCACCGTTGATATCGCTCATGCCTATTGGAGAACCTTCCAGCCCTGGAGGGGCGCTGCAACGCTTGGTGACGGCTCTGATGGTTCCGATCTTTTCGGTGGACAACCGAACAGCGACATCACAATCCCTGGCCCGAACCCATCGGTCTCCGTCGATTTTGGAGCGTCGTGGGCTCTTGATACAGTTGGTGTCCTCTGGGGTGGCAGTTCATCGGTAACAGCCGCGCTGCAGCTCAAGACATCAACAAATGGCGTCGATTTCGCGACCGCGCTAACGCTCCCGGTCACCACGTTCACACCGGGGCAGTGGTCATATTTCCGGATCAACCCGTTGCTGGCGGCGCAATACCTCCAGATCGTTTACCCGTCATCTGGCGCCTGGGTTCTCAACCAGTTGAACCTCAGCACTAACAGCCAGGACATCGAGCTTGGGCTGACGTCAATCGATGACTACTACAACCTGCCTAACAAGCAGTATCCGGGAGAGCGGGTAGTCCAAGCCTATATCGAACGGAACGTTCTTTCCCCGACCATCAAAGTTTGGCCGGTGCCAAACTTCCAGGCATTTTATGCCGGCACGGTAACTGCCGTGATGCGGCGTTACATCCAAGACCCTGGCGCCTTCTCTGATACTCTTGAACTCCCGAAGCGCTGGTTTGAAGCCGTAGTCTGGAAGCTCGCCGGAAAGCTTGTTCATGAGCTTCCTGATGATGCAGCAGGGCTTTCCGATTGGCCGCCAGCACTTCGGATTCAGGAAAAGGGGCGCAGATCACAGGTCACCGCAGCCGAGGCTGCCAAAGCTGAAGCGCTGGCCTGGAGTGAAGAAAAGACGCCGGGCCCGCTCAAGCTCGTACCCAACCTCGGATGCTACTCAAAATGAGCATCTATCTTGATACTCGCGGGAAATCATCGTTGGCGGTTGGCATCTGCGGTCGCTGTTCGCGCAAGATGCCGCTTGTCGATCTGCGTCCAGACCCAAATACGCCAGGGCTTTTGGTCTGCGATGAAGACCGTGACGTCCTAGATCCGTATCGGATGGCCCCGCGCCAGCTTGAACGGATATCCCTGGATAATCCACGCCCTGATGTCTCTATAGCGCTTAGATATGCTGGCGCTGTTCCGGTTCCGATCTGGGCTAATCAGCCATTTACGGTCACGCTTCTTGGCGCCGCTGCACCATGGCAGAAGTTAAAGGTCTACAAGGCGGGCGATACGATCACCCCGCTCAATGTCAGCCTTGATACCACCCCACTCCCTCAAAATTGGTGGATGTGCGTTCTCGGGGGAACCTCCGGTGACCAACCTCCTGATTGGCCAACGGAGCCCGGCGTACTTCTTGGTGATTATATCGGTCTGACATCAGATATCAGATCTGTTATCCGGCTTCTCGACGATTCCGGGCTCATCAACATCACTGATGATGATCGTGCAAAATTTCTTACGGCTGATGACCCCATCGTACCAGTTGATGACGGTCTACAGCTTCTTTCAGACAGTGGGTTGAGACTTTTCGCCGATAGCAATGGCGACGGCACGGTATGCTGGCTCAACCTTGGCATCTATCCGTTATGAGGTAGTGACATGGCTTCGAGCAATGAAACCTTTACCGAGTTCACTCTGAACTGTCCGTCAGCCCAGCAGATTCTGAGTTCTGGATATGCAGTCATCGTGCAGAGCGGAAGGTCTTACAAAATCCCGGCCGGGCAACTGATTGGCGCGACAAACCCAACCTTAATCACGGAAGGGTCTACATACGACGCCGCAATCACCGATACTTTTGTTGGGGTGGCAAATACAGTTGCGACAACAATCAATCTTCCGGCAAATCTAACCTTTAACAAGCGGATAACGATCGCCGACTGTCTCGGAAATGCAGGCAGTCTTGCCATCACAATTCTTCCAGGGTCAGGGGACAATATTGACGGTATATCCGTTTATCGACTGATCTCGAATTGGCAGTCCGTGAACCTTCAATACATCCAATCTCTGAATACCTGGAAGGCATTTTGAGCTATGGCGACTAACGTCACCTATACAACGCTGATTCAGGACATGCAGAATTACCTCGAAAGAGGCGGGTCTGTTGTCACTGATCCCAGCGTTTATGAGCAGTTGCCGAGACTGATAAATGCGGCAGAGCGCAAACTCATGCAGGCGTTAAAGCTGCTCGGCGAAATCGAAAATGTCGATTCTGCCAACGGATTAGTTCAGGGCACCTGTATCATTGATAAGCCGGATCGCTGGCGGCAAACGGTATCGCTGTCCTATAGCGGCGGAAGTTCTGGGTCGAAACGCACGTTGCTGTTTCCAAGATCAAAAGAGTACTGCCAGAACTATTGGCCGGATCAAACGATCTACGATACGGCCGCACTTCCGCAGTATTATGCAGATAACGATCTGAACTCTTGGCTGATCTCGCCAACCGCACCGGAAACGCTGAACATCCATGCCACGCTGTACATGCAGCCGGTATATCTTGATGAAGAAAACCAGGAAAATTTCTTCTCAATCTATTGCGGAAACGCGCTGCTCTATGGCTCGCTTCTTGAGGCGACACCGTTCCTAAAGAACGATGATCGCATCCCGACATGGAAGGGCTTCTTTGAGTTCGAGCTTTCTACGCTCGCCGGTCAGGATCTCCAGCGCATCCTTGATCGCAGCGCACAGCGGAGCAATCCCTGATGACAAGTTGGGTGAATACCCGTACCGGGCAGGTTGTCAAGCCAACGGATGTTCAGTACGAGAATCTGACGTTCTCGACAAATACCGTATTGGCCTGGCCTACAGAATCAACTGAGGGCGCCAAATATGTGGCATCATGGATTGACGGTACGGCTACGACTACCGGTCTTTCGCTCATCATGCCAAATGCAAAGCTTGGCTCGACTGGTGTCGCCGCGGTTATATCCAATGTGGGCGCCAACACGTTTTCCGTTAAGGCGTCTGATCTCACCCCCATCATCAGCATTGATCCCGGTCAGGTCTGGATCATTATTCTCACCGATAACAGCACCACAGCGGGTTCGTGGGAGACCGCACAGCTTGGTGCAACGGTAAGTCAGGCCGAGGCGGAACAACTTGCCGGAGCCGGTCTAGAAGCCATCCTTGGCAAACTCGTCGTCTCTCTTGGGACGAGGTATGTTTCGAACTCAGGCGTTATTAGCTCAGAGGATCGCGCGGTCGGAGTTGTCTGGACCGGTGGTGTCGGAACTCTCAACCTTGATGACATATCGTCGCTCAAGCCGGGCTGGTTTTGCCTGATCACGAACCGGGGGAGTGATATTCTTACCCTGAGTGGTGCGCAAACCATCAACGGTGAGGCTACATTCGAGATTCCAAATAACCCGGACGGCCCTCCCTACTCCACGATGATTATCGCATCATCGTCAGGGTTTAATACCTTTGGCGGCAACTCTGATCTCATCCCAATATCTGGCGGTGGAACCGGAGCGCGGACGGCCTCGCAAGCTCTGACCAATCTCGGTGGTACCGAAATCGGGACCGATATTTTTACGGCCCCAAACGCGGCGGCAATTCTTTCGCTTCTCGGCATTTTGCCTACCGCGTTCAAGGAACGAACTGTTTCCACAAACCAGAACCTGTCACCGACTTCTGTAAGCTCGGCCTTTGTTTGCACGGCAGCGATTACGATAAATCTTCCGGTATCTACCACTGTCGCAGACACCTATTTGTTCGCCGTCTTCGCTCAAGGCGGTAACGTCACGCTGTCCCCCGCTGGGGATGCAATCAACGGTCAAGCCGCAAATACAAGCTTTGTGATCCCGCGAGGGTCTTCGGCCGTCGTCATCACTGACGCCAATGGCAACTGGTGGACATTTTTCTTTTATCGGGATGCTTGGGCTCAGGCAGGTGGAACCGCTGATGCCATTACAGCATCCTTTACGCCTGCGCTTCCGTATTTGATCGACGGAACTGTTGTTTCGGTGCGGGCCTCGGCTGCTAACACAACAACTACACCAACATTCCAGGCGGAAAGCTTTGCTGCTGCGGCGATTACTAAGCGTAATGGACAACCGCTTTCGGCTTCCGACATTCCCGGGGCCGGGTTCGAAATGATCCTTCGCTATAACGCTGGGACTGCCAAATGGGAGCTACTGAACCCGGCAACTCCATGGCTGGATTATTTTGGGTCCACGCGCGGCAACCTGCTGGTTCGAGGCGCATCGCTGTGGGGTGTTTTGGGAATCGGATCAAACGGGCAATATCTGGCGAGCAACGGAACAGATCCTTACTGGAAAACAGAGGTTCCTCAGCGCTTACATCGTGCGGTTTTCACATCATCAGGAACATTCACGATCCCCGCAGGCGCTGATGCTTCAACAGTATTCAATATCTACGGCGTTGGCGGTGGTGGTGGTGGTGGTGCTTCGACCGGCGGCGGCAACGGTAATGGCGCTGCAGGCGCAGGTTCTGGCGGGTATGCAAACATCACTGCTTATGGGTTCACTGCTGGCCAGAACGCGACGATCACCATCGGAGCCGCAGGCGTTCATGGTGATAACAACGTCAATTCCGGCAATGGCGGTAACGGAGGGAACACATTATTTCAGTATTCCGCAGCGACGATTCTTACTTTGACCGGAGGTATAGGAGGGGATGGTGTTGGCAACGGCGGTGGCGCTGATGGAGGCTTGTCTGGAACTTCGTCTGTGGCTTCTGGGGGCGTTGTTACAATAGAAAGCCAGATCATTACCGGTGCCCAACCAGGATCGCGCGGAGCATATCTTGGAAATTCCATAGCGCACGGCGGGGCAGGAGGATCAAATCCGTTAGGCAGTGGCGGCTTGGCAAGATTGGCTGGCCCATCTGACAACAACCGCGTCGGATATGGTGGTTCTGGATATGGTTCCGGGGGTAGCGGAGGCGCGACAAGTGGCGGTAGTTCTGCCTTTGGCGGTGATGGCGCACCAGGGATTATTGTTATTGAGTGGGTGCTCTGATGGCTGATGACTTTTTGTTCGCACTCGATTTCCCACCCGGGATACAGCGCGACGGGACTAGGCTTGATACCGATTGTGCCGTTGATGCCCTGTGGTGCCGTTGGAGGGGCGGGCGCCCCCGTAAAATCTTGGGCCGAAAGGCGCTCCTGCAAAACATGGATTCTCCGGGCCGACGCATTCATATGTTCTATCGCGGTGATCGCATCTATGCCCATGTCGGCACCGGAAAGTCATTGCTTCAAATCGTGCTTGATCGAAGCGGCAATGTCGTCAGTACGGCAAATCGGACGCCGGATATCTATCCGTCTGGGCCTGATGCTGGGTGGACACTCGATGCCATCTTCGACACCACAAGCAATGTAGTCCAAATCGTTGGCCATTCCATTCCAAATATCGGGCTTTCGGCAACGGCGACGAAGACAATACCGTATATTGGGGACATCACTGCAACCGATAAGCTTATCCCACTGAACTGGACCGGTGCCGATCCTAATGCCACGTATGTTACCCCTGAGATATCTGGCGGCATCGTTTGCGTCCAGCCGTTCCTGTTCGATTTTGATAGTGATGGCGGCGTCGGTTGGTCGGCACCAAACCTTCCTAATACCCTTGGCATCTATGGGGGCAGCAGCGGAGCAGGCCGAGCCCGTGTATCGGCACAGAAGATTGTTGCCGGAATGCCGATCCGCGGCGGTGGCGCCAATAGCCCTGCCGCGATCTTCTGGAGCCTGTCCGAGGTCATCATGGCGCAATACGTCGGAAGCCCGGCGTGGTTTGCCTTCAACACGGTATCACCGTCGAGTTCAATCCTGTCTCCGCAAAGCGTGATCGAATATGACGGTCTCTATTTTTGGGCCGGTGTTGATCGTTTCCTTTGTTTTAACGGCACCGTTGTTGAGGTTCCGAATAAGTACAATTCGGACTGGTTCTTTGACAACATGAACTGGTCTCAATCCGGTAAGGCATTTGCTTTTAAGGTGCCGCGCTTTGGGGAGATATGGTTCTGCGCTCCCCTGTTTGGCGCCACCGAACCAAGCCATGCCGTGATCTACAATGTCCGGGAACGTTGCTGGTATGACACCGAACTTCCCAATGGAGGACGCTCCGCTGCTTACTTTGCGCAGGGCTACCAATATCCATTGATGAGCGGGTGCAGCCAAGGCGCCGATGGCTTCACGCTATGGCTGCATGAATATGGTTTTGACGAGATCGTCGGTAACACGGTTTCCGCGATTAGGTCGTATTTTGAGACACCAATCATTGGCGGTTCTCGTGGTACCCCACCGACATCAGGAGGAACCGCTTGCGAAATCTTTGAACCTGATTTCGTCCAAAGCGGAGAAATCATGGCATACGTCACCGGAGGCTGGAATTCCCGCAGTGGTGATGCTGATGGGCTTCCCGTAGCCATCAAGGAGCACCCGGGAACTCTCAACGAGCAGATTGTCGCGTTCAAGGATAGCCGTAGGCAGCCCAGGATACACATCGAAAGCAACGCCATTGGTGGAAATTATGTAGCTGGTCGCTGCCTTCTTCACGTCAGCAAGGGGGACGCCAAGATCATCGGTGGACCGGCGGGGTCACAGACCTAATGCTCATCGATCCCAGAATGACCGATGTCGAGAGGTGGTCGGCGGAGACATCATCGGCGCTCCGCCAATACGGCTCCGTTCCAAACCAAGCCACCGAAAATAAATGGCGTGACTTTGCGGTAGCGCTTCGAGCTCTTCCGGTCTGGGGGCCAGCCGACATTCCAGATCCATCTATGTTTGATGATTGGCGTCTATGGGCAGCTAGGGTGTTTGACGCAGCTTGCCGTCTTGGCCTGTAAAGTGGTGCCGGGTACAGGGCTCGAACCTGCGACCTTCAGTTTACAAAACCACTGCTCTTCCAACTGAGCTAACCCGGCGATGGTGGACCCGGCCAGGATCGAACCGGCGACCTCATGCTTGCAAAGCACGCGCTCTCCCAACTGAGCTACGGGCCCAAAATCTGGCGGAGGAGGAGGGATTCGAACCCCCGGAGCTTTCACACTCTTCGGTTTTCAAGACCGCTGCCATAAACCACTCGGCCACTCCTCCGAATTTGGCGGATGGGGAGGGGATCGAACCCCCGTTTCCCGGTGAGGAAAGCCTTGGCTTAGCAAGCCAGCCGATTACCGCTCTCGCACCCATCCCTATTCAGGATGACGCACTCGATCTATCTGTTACCCCTGTTCGGGCTGTTTCGGCTGCGTTAGTCATTCCGGCCTTATAGACTAACAAACCATGTCGTGCAATCTTACTGGCCGTGCGGACGTAGCTCAGCGGTAGAGTCTCGGTCTTCCAAACCGATTGTCGTGGGTTCGACTCCCATCGTCCGCTCCAAACTTTCCTCTGAAACGCCGGGGCTTTCATCCCGGTATCAGGGCTGGTAATATCCTCTAATTCCCCGCGTTGGCGCATCTGACCGCTGGCGATCCGAAAAGGACGCCGCGATGACGCCAGACAACAATCCCGTGAAGTTTTTTGTTGAGCCGTTAGCCGCGTGCCGTGATGGCATCGCTACGCTCATGGAAGCACACGGAAACGAATTCACGTATTTCAAGGGGAAGAAAGGGCCGGTCTCGCCGAAATGGGAGGTCTATGAAGATCTCGAACGGCAGGGGCGCCTTAAGATTTGCACCGCTCGTCATGACGGCGAGATGGTGGGGTATTTCCTCATCATCATCGGGGGAAGCTTTCACTACCGCGATCTCAAGCTTTGCTTCGATGACACCTTCTATCTGAAACCAAACTATCGCAGAGGCTTCGGCCTCTACTTCTTTGTGAAGTTCTGCGTCGGCGTAATGGAGCGTTTCGGCGGCGCCGGATCGTGCCTCATCCTCGCCTTCAAAGCCAACCAAAGCATGGAACCAATTGCGAAGCGCCTCGGCTTCGTCGTGGAGGAAATCCGTATGACCAAAATGGTAGGGGCCTGAAATGGGTATTGGATCACTGATTTCAGAATACGCTCCGCAGGGCCTTGAGGCGTTAGGCGTCGGCGACCAAACGGCTAACAATATCGGAAAGAGCTTGGCCCCAATTCTTTCCAATGCAGGCATTGGCGCTCTTGCTGGCGCTCTTACCGGAAAGCCTGGAACAGGGGCGCTAGCCGGTGCAATGAATGGGCTCGTTCACGACAAGGCTCTTTCAAATTGGGTTAATGGCCCAAAGCCAGAAGACGAGAGTGTTAGCGTGACCGGCAAAAAGGGGGATTTGACAAACCCCTACATCCTTGATGCTGCGCAGCGCGCGGGGGCCCTGGATTATCTGAAGCGCCAATATGGCATTGGCGGTCAGCAGCAGTCTGGGTCAGCAAATAACCAGGGAGGAACGCAATCCAATGGCCAGCAATCACCGATGGATAACTCTCCGTACAGCAATTCCCTGGGGACGCTGCTTGCCATTGTGAGTGCAGCCGGTAATCAGCGGCCTACAGCACAGATGCCAGCAACGTTCAACAATCACCTCAGCCTTCCGGTACAGCGCGCCACAGGAGGCCCTGTTGGGGCTCTTCGGCAGGCCTTCAATACGGGCGGGGGAAACCATTTTGTCCGTGGCCCTGGAGATGGCACATCTGATTCTGTCCCCGCTAATCTATCGGACGGCGAATACGTGCTAAGCGCGGGTGATGTTTCCAGAATTGGGCAAGGCAGCAATGAGGCCGGGGCTCGCCGTCTTGACGAAATGCGCGAGGCAATTGCCAAAGATGCTGGGGCGAAACAGCACCAACCCCGCGTGAAACATCCAATCCAATATCTGCGGGAGGTCTCTAATGGGGATCGGTGATCTGACATCCATGTTTGGTGGCGGTCAGTCCACCACGTCTACCACTTCCGGGCCGGTGTGGCTGCAGGAGGGCTACCAAAATCTAGCCCAGCGGGCGTCCGATCTCTCCAATACGCCCTATCATGGCTGGGGTGGGCAGTTTGTGGCGTCACCATCGGACACCACAAAATCGGCTTGGAACCTCGCCAACCAAAACGTTGGTAGTTACCAGCCATATCTTCAGCAGGCATCGAACCTTACCAGTTCTGCCGCAACGCCGCTGAGTTCAAGCGATGTTCAGAATTTCCTGAACCCGTATCAAGATTACGTCACAAAGGGGATAACGCAGAACTTCAACGAAAATGTTCTGCCGTCGATTCAGGACAAGTTTGTCAGTGCCGGGCAATCGCGGTCACCACAGGAAGCCGAACTGACGGGGCGAGCGACCCGCGACCTGAATACCTCTATCGGTAATTCGATGGCTTCCGCCTATCAAGGCGCCCTCAGCTCTGCTCTGCAACAGAAGCAGCAACAGGGACAACTCGGCGCCCAAATGGGAAGCCTTGGGTCACTGCAATCCGGCCTCGGCACGCAAGATGTCACCAACCTCACCAACGCGGGTAACGCTCAGGATACGAGGTCGCAGCAGGCCCTTAACGCCCAAATTCAAGAGTTCAACAATCAGAAAAACGATCCCTATCAAAAGCTCCAGTTCTTGTCGGGCATCTATGGCGGCATCAATCCAAACGTCGTCGGATTGACCACAAACCAGACGACCACAAGCAGCCCGGCCGCAGGCTCTCTTCTTGGGAACGTTATGGGGAATTCTAGCTTCCTGTCCACGATGGGTATGGCCAAAGGCGGTCATGTTAAGGACCAATCATATCGCAGCGCGCTTGCCGCTGTGAAAGGGGCCAGAAATGCCTGATCCCGGCTATCAGGGAGCGCTGTCTTCCGTTTTGCCGCAGTACAACCCTTCCGGCGATCCGAACGCCTACGTCATGCAGGCGCTTTCCATAGCGTCGCAGCGCGGACAGCAGGCGCCGTCTCAGGCCGGAGTCATTCTTTCCAATGTCGCCAACACGCTTTTGCAAGGTGCCAAAGACCTTCCAGGCGCCCTTCAATCGGCACGCACGGCGCGGGATGTCTCGGCTAACGATAAGGTCGCCGCTATCGAGCGCGCGATCTCAAATCTCAACGGTCTCAGCGATAACAATGCCAATCTGAAAAAACTGGCGTTTGCCGCAGGCATGTTGCAGCCCGGTGATCTCTTCGGAGGCGCCGCCAGAAACCTTTATCAGCAGCAGCAACAGCAGCAGAATTTTGACCGCGGCAATGTGATGGATATCGCAAAGCTTGCGATGCAGAAGGCTGGCATTCCAGAAGAGGTTGCGGAACAGAACGCACAAGATGCCATTAACCGCATAAAGCTCGGGGCCGAAACTGGACTTCAGGCCGCGCATAGCCAGTACTATTCTGATGTCGGAGCTTCAAAGCTTGGGCAAAACGCCGGTCGTAGTATTGGCCTCGGTATTTCGGGGATATCTCCGTTTGATTTTGCTTCAAAGATAGCCGGTATCGAAAACTCGACTGGCAACCCAGCGGCTAAAAATCCGCGCTCATCTGCTATGGGTAATGGGCAATTTATCGACAGCACGTGGCTTCAACTTTTCAAGCAGAAGTACCCAGATCAGGCCGCAAACATGTCAGATCAGCAGATTCTGGCTTTGCGGGCAGACCCCGGCCTGTCGAAGCAGATGATCATTGAAAACGGAAAGGTCAATGCAGATTACCTTGAGCAAGCCGGGCTCCCGGTAACAATGCAGACACTTGCCGTTGCTCACCGACTTGGACCGCAAGTGGCGGCTAATGTTCTTTCGTCAGACGCCGATACGCCTCTGGCGCGCCTGCTTTCAGGTGAAGCCGTGCGTGCGAACCCGGATCTTCAGCGACAAACCGTTGGATCGTTTCTAACTGATATCGCCTCAAAGGTTGGGAACACCCCAGTCTCCATGAGTAATGGAACGCTGAGTGTCGATACACACGGAAACGATTTCTTGAAGACGCTGCCACCAACAGATGCGGCAATCGTCAAAGCCATGGCGGAAGGCAGAAAATCTTGGCCCGGTGGGTTCAGCACCAAGAACCCGTATTGGGTCGAAAAGATTAATCAGGCAGCCCAGTACGATCCTGATTTTGAGGAAGCGCTTTATAATTCCAGAAAGAAAACGCTAGCCGAGTTCGGTTCCGGAAAATCGGCACAGAACATCACTTCGTTCAATACTGCCATTGGGCACTTGGGAACGCTGGATAGCGCGATTGATGATCTGCACAACACCAACATGCCGTGGCTGAACAGCATTCAGAATACGCTGGCTACCGCTGCCGGTGATACCAGATACCAATCTGCCGCGAAGAAGTTCTTGACGGCGAAAAAGGCTGTGGTTGACGAATTGACCCGCGCGTTTCGTGGTACTGGCGGCAATGTTTATGATATCCAGGAATGGGAAAAGGCCATCGACGCCGCTGACTCACCCTCCGCGCTGCATTCCGCGATTCAGCAGGCCGTAGAACTGTTGCACTCCCGCATCGAGGCGGTTGGCGATCAATATAACCGTGGAATGAAAACAAATACCGATCCCGTCAGCCTTCTTTCTCCAAAAGCACAGAAGACTCTGCAGAAAATCGGAGGGGAGGGTGCCAGTACTACCAGCATTCCACCCGCAGCCATCGATTATCTGCGGAAAAATCCCGGTCTGAAGGCTCAGTTTGACCAAAAATATGGCGCCGGGGCTGCCGATTCAGTGCTTGGTGGAAAATAGAGATGGCAAATCCCTTCGATCAGTTCGATGAACCGCAACAGGTTAATCAGGGCAACGCTTTTGACCGGTTTGGAGGGCAAAAAGCACCTCAGTCGCAGCCAAAACAGGGCGGCTTAGGCGCAAATTTGATTGCAGGCATCAAATCTGGGGTCGCCGATCTTGCCGGGCTTCCTCAGGACCTTCCAAACTGGCTTGGACGCAACAACCCCGGCGATCTCATCGGTGATGCCATCATGCGCGGCCTCGGTATGGGGCAGGCAGCAGATCAGATACAAGACGCCAGACAGAAAATATTCCCGAAAAACCCCGTTTTGGGCGGTGAGTTCATTCAAAAGCACTACCCAGAAGCCTTGGGCGGAGATCCAGGAGAAGTTCCTGCTAATAGTTTTGGTGAGCGGGTAGCCCGCGGTGTCGGATATGGTCTTCCGACGGCATTCATCCCTGGAAAGGGAGGTCTGACTGCTGCCGGAGTGGCAAAAGACCTGGCAACCCTAGGAACTGCCACTGTGGGAGCCGAAGCAGCTCAAGAAGCTGTCCCGGAATCCTATAAACCCATCGCAG